CTTTAGCGCGGCCTGCATCGCGCCACGGCCGTAGCGGTCGAGACTGTCGCTAATGGCCGTGCCGACATCCGACAGCGTGGAGTTAGCCCACGTGCTTTGAATCAGCGTGTTGGACACCACTGGATTGCCGGCCGGCAACGAATAGATGCCCGAGGAATTACGCAGCATGTTGTGCCCCTTTACTTGGTGTCAGCCGCAGAAACCGCCGTCGTGCGCAGCGCGTTGGCGAGCGCGTCGGGGTGGGAGCGGGCCCACTGTTGGAAACCGTAGCCGCCTTGCAAAAGGCGCTGGCCCGGGGCGGTCAGCAGCAGGCCGCCGATTGCCGCCGTGGGCGCCATCCAGCCGAGGCCGCCGCCGGCCACGAGCATGAGTTTTTCCGCCGTGCCCGGCCCCACCTCGGGCAAGCGCGAGCCGAAAACCTTTTGCGCGTCCTGCGCGGCTTGCTGACCTGGCGCCGTGCCCTGTGCGAAAGCCGACTTACCCGGGGTCATATCGCGCGCGCGGATCGCGTTGACGAGCTGGCCCGGCGACACCACGCCGTCATTACGCGCGGCGCCGATGGTCGACGCGGCTTTTTGCAAGGTCTTGAAGTTCGCATATGCCGCATTCGTCGGCGCGAGCTGCGCCTGAACCTCGGGCGGCAGCGCCGAAAAACGGCCTTGGTCGACGGCGTCGCGGATGCCTTGCAGCGCCTGCGCGGTGTCGGCCTGCCCGTTCTGCCATGCGGCGTTGATTCGCTGGTCGAGCTGGCCGAGCGCGTCCTGAAACTGTTGCCCGGTGGCGCCCTCGTGGTTAAGCGTGGTCGTCGTCGTCGAGGTCTGCGGCGTGCGCAGCGTGGACGAGATGCGGCCAGAGCCGACCGGCGCGCCGCCACGCGTCACGGTGTTAACGGTCGGGGCCACGCCTACGCCTAGCGTGTCCGTGGCCTGACGCGCCGCGCCGGCCACGTCAGCGGCGATGGACGGGTTATAGGCGGCGGTCTGGTTGACGATGTCGTTAATTGCATCGTGCGTGCCCTGGCCGACCGGCAACACGCGGTTGTTATAGATCGCCCCGTAAGCGTCGCGGAATTTCTGGCCGAGCTGCTGCATGCCCTCTTGGCCTTGGGCGGCAATCGGCGTGGTCTCCCAACGCAGGATATTGCCGGCTTCGTCCATGACCGGCGTTGCAGGGTTCGCGCCGTTTTGAACAATGCGGTTCCACTGCTGGCCGGCGCGGGCCTCGGCGTTGCGCATGACATCGCCCACGATGGGCAGGGCCTTGGCGCGCTCGCCTAGGCCTCGGATCAGTTGCGACTGCTGCGCCTGCCAGAACGGCACGTTTACGCCCTGATCCATGAGCGTGCGCGCCTCGGGGGTCACGCCATTGGCGATGACACCGCCGGCCGCGCGCGTGAGGCCTCGGCCGAGCAAGTCCCCGCCAGCGCCGCCGGCCGCGCCCATCTCGGCGCCGCGCTGCATGTCGGCCGGGTTCTGAATCGCGCCCGTGGCCGCGCCCGTCGTGGCCGCCGCGATGGTCGGCGCGAGGACACGCGTAGTCGCCGCGATGGCCCCGGGCAGGTAGCGCGCGCCCGTCGTCACGCCGCGCGCGACAGCGCCCGTTGCCGCGCCTACAGGGATCGCGGTAAGCGCCACGTTGCCGGCGAAGTTGCCGAGCTTGCCGGCCGTGGTGTTCATCAACGGTTCGTCGGTCTTGGCGTCTTGCTGCGCGGCTTGCTGGTCATAGTCGCCAATGCCCACCATGTTGCCAATGCGCTTGACGCCGCCCCATGTGTCGGCCAGGGCCTTGCCGGCGCCGGCCCGGAAAGTGTCAATCGCGCCCATGTCCTTGGTCGGATCGAGCTTGGCGCGGTCGGTGTCGTAATCGAGGCCGCCATAGAACTGGCGCGCACTCATCTCGGGATAGATTTTTTGATGGATCGCGGTCAAGAGCTGGTCGTCGCTCAGGTCGCTATACATGGGGTATTTGGCGCGGATGTCCGATACCTTGACCTTGGGCGGCGGCGTGGCCGCGCCCGTCACGAGGTCGCTAAGAGTGAGGTTCGATACAGGGTCGGCCATGGCTTACTTTCGAAGGCCCAGCGGGTCAGCCGGCGCGCCGCCGCCGCCCGGCGCACCGGGGGCAGGCATGCCGGGATAAGTCTGCGTGCCCGCGCCGCGATTCGCGGCGGCGTTCATCACGCCTGCGCCACCCGCGCCCGCGTTGCTCGCGGCCCAATCGCGCGCGGCTTCGAGCTTGGGGATGATCGTCTCGGGCGTGTCATTCATGTTGGGCAGGAACGTATTCGCGCGGGCTTCCTCGTGCGCCGACACGGCCGCGCCGTATAGGTGGTTCAGCTCCAAAGAGGCCGAGCGCATGAGCGAAGCGCGCGCCGTCAGGTCTTGCGGCGTCAGCCCGAGCGCGCTCGCGCCCATGCCTTGCAGCGCCGCAGGCAGCGCAGACACGGCCGAACCGCGCCCGCCAAACGCCTTCGGGTTGGACTTGACCTGATCCAGCAGCAAACCAATGCGGCCGGCGCTGGCGAGGTTTTCGCTAGCCGCCTTCGTGCCGGCCTCCCACTCGTGCGCGGGCATGGCGCCCACGGCCGAGGGATTGGCGACAGGCTGATAGCTCTTGGCGCCCGTCTTGGGGTCAACGGCAATCGCGTATTGCATGCCGTCTTTGGTGTTCGTCACCACGGGCGTGCCGTCAGGCATGTAGCCCCACGGATGGAACACCTGTTGATTCTGGCCGCCGCCCATGCTCTTGAGCGCGACCAACAGTTGCGCATGCTGCTGGGCGGCCTCGGCGCGTTGCTGGTTGCGGGACTGGGTCTCTTGCCAGCTCAGAGCGGCCTGCGCCTGACGCTGCATGGCGCCTTGCAACATGCCGGCATCGCGCTCTTGCAGGTAGTCGGGCGAGTAGTTGAATTCGCCGCTGATCGGGTCGAAAGTGCCGTGATCCGTGTAGCGGGTCTGACGGTTGGCAAGCGCCTGTTTCAGCACCTGCCCGCCGACATCGGCCGCGCCCTGATTGCCGCTCAGAGTGCCCAGCAGGCCCAACGCATATTGGTTGGCGTTGTCGGCCTTTCGCTGCGTGACTTGCTCAGGCGTATAGGTCGGCGCCTGCGGGGCGGCCATGCGCTGTTGCAGGAAATCGACTTGCGCTTGATACGGGTCGTTGTATTGATAGCCGCCGCCGCTCGGGTCGACCTGCGCCCACGGTTGCGGCTGGCCGTTGTTGCCGACCGGGCCGCCAACCGAGACGCGCATCGCGTTGGGAAATGCCGTTGCCATGGTGGTGCCTTACTGGCCCGAGCCCTGCGGGGGCGCTTGACCGATTAGCGCGTTGAAATACTGGCCAAGGGCCGCGTTTCGCTGCGAGTTCATGTCCGCCGTTTGCGTGTCGGCGCGCTTGTTCATCTGCGAGCCCGCGTAGCTGTCAGCCAGCGACGCGGCGAGGTTGGCAAGACCGGCAGACTTGTAGACGCGCCCGGCCTGCTGGCCCTGTAGCTGGTCTTTCGAGTCGGCGCGCAGCGAGTCAGCCAGCTTGCGCGAGCGGTCGATAGCCGCTTGCTGCGATTGCTGGTTGTTCAGCGCGATAACCGACTGCGCGAGCGCCGGATTGATGTTCGGATTTACCTGCCCGGGCATTTGCATCGCAGGCGTCGGGATCGGCTGTTGCGCTTGAATGCCCATGAGCTGTTGCGGCATCTGCGGGGCGCCCGGGGCGCCTTGCATGCTGCTGTCGATTGCGGGCGGCATGGCCGCCTGTTGGGGGTATGCGAGAGCCATTTACTTGCCTCCGGTGGTGGCGTTGATTTCGTCTTTTCGCGCGCTGCTGGCGCTGCTGCCGAAGATGTAATAAACCGATGCCATTAGCGCGGCGTCGAGCGTGCCGAGAATCCGGCCCATGAGTTCCGGGCTATCGGTGTCTTTGGGCAGGCCCAACACCAAAACCGCGCCCTCGATGCCCACCACGCCGCAGAAGATGAGCACCGCGAACCAGAACACGCGCGCGGCCTGCTGGCCGGCTACATTGTTGCGGCGGGCGCTGTCGCGGTCTTGCGCGTCGCTGGTGTAGCGCGTTGTCGCGTCGGTGATCGTCAGCTTTTGCAGCTCGAATGCCTGCGTCTTTAGCTGCGTGTCGGCGTCGATCAGCTTTGCGCGAATCTCGGGCGTGAGGCCTGCGGCCAGGGCGTCCGAGATGCCGGCCTCGTCCTTTTGCTGGTCGCCCGAGCTGCCGCCTAGCAGCGAGTCGGCGAGCACCTTTACAGCGATGCCGGCCGCAGGCGTGCCGAAGGCGCCGGCCAGGGTCGGCGCGACGGTGCGGACAATTTCTTTCCAGTCCATGGCGCAGTCAGCGGTGAGCGATTGAGAAAACGACGGCGACGGCGAGGCCGCCAAGAAACGTCGACACCGCGTCCCACAAGTCCACGTCATGCGGCGCGGGCGCGGTCGGGTCGACCTTGTGGGCGCGAGAGTTCGCCCAGTAGTCCCACGCTTCCTTGCCCACGCCGGCCAGCGCGCCGGCCAGGACGGCGTCACCTGCAATCCCCGGCGGCGAGAACTGGCGCGAGACCAGCAGGCCGAGGGAGCCGGCGATAAGGCCGGCCGTGAAATGCAAGACCTTGTCTTTTGCAAACGTCATCACGTCACCCTGTTAGCAATCCAGCCATAGACAAACCGCTCGTCTTTCGGTTGCGATTCGGCGAGGCCGATATAGAACGCGCCTTGCAACGCGTTCAGGGCGCGAAGCAACACGGCGATGCCTTGCTGCCCACGGTCGATAAAGAACGCGCGAAACGCGGCAACGGTGATTGGCCCGATTCGACCGTCTACCGTCATGTCCGGGTATTTCGTCGCGCCGTTGTTAAACGCGTTCAGTGCCCGCTGAAACCACTTGCCGGCCACGTCGGGCCCGAGGTTCACGGCGCTATCGAACAGCTCTTGCGCCACCTCGGGCGACAGCAGCGCGATAGGGTCGAGCGAGAGCGCGTCCCAATAGCGTTTGCGATAAATCCAGACGGCCACGTCGCGCGGCATGGATTGCATGTCGCCCTCATAGCCAAACGCGCGCGCCGTCGCCTCGGTGATCCCGTAATTCGTCGGGCCGCCCGAGTCGGCCGGGTCGTTGGTGTACCCGCCCTCGATGGGCAACAGCTTGGCGATGGCATCGTCAAAGGCTTGCATAGTCCACCCGCAGGACGCCGCGCACGGCGTCGACAAGATGCGGCGCCACGCGGCGCACCTCTTGCGCCATGACACCCACGCGGCGGCCACGCTCGCCGATGTAGCGATAGCTGTAGACACCCACGCCCAGGCGCGCATGCGTGCCGATGCGGCGCACGTCGGCCTTTACGCGACGGTCGCTAAACATCATGGCCGCCCCGCCCAGCGAACCGGCCGCCCCGATAAGCTGATTGGTCGTCGCCTGCCCCGCGTTGTAAGCGTCCATGGCCGCGCTGTATTGGTTCTGCGCGGCGCCGCTGTAGTCGGTCGCCTGCGAGGCGTTGGCCGTGTTGTATCCGCTGAAAGACGGCATGCCGATTTGCTGCCCGTTCAGTAGCGCCTGAATCTCGTTCAGCGAGAAACCGCGCTGCGTCATGGCGTCCGTGAGCTGCTGATTGCGCAACTGGTTTTGGAACGTGGACGATTGCAATTGCTGGTTGTAGTTCTGGCCCTGCGCGGCAAGCTGCTGCTGGAAGCCCTGTTGCTGCTGGCCGAGGCCGAGCTGCTGCTGCTGCACCTGCGCGGCGAGCTGCTGCTGCGACTTGCCCAAGTCCTCGCCGAACTGCGTTTGCCCCTGGTTGACGCCCGCTTGAATGGCGCTGTAATTCGCTTGGTTGTACGCGTCGTTTTTCGAGTTGTTGAAATCCTGCATCGCGCGCGTGTAGGCGTCGGAGTTAACCGAGATGCCCTGGTTTGCAAGCTGCGTTTGCAAGTCCTGTTGCTGGTGTTGCCACTGAGGATCGAGGCGCGAGGTCGCTTGCTGATACGCGGCGTTAGCCGCGTTGCTGCTGTTCTCGGCGCCGGTATGAAGGCCGTTCAGTGAGGTATCGATAGCCGACGAATTGAAGCCATAGGGGTTAGTCGTCGCCGAGACGTTGCCGGCGCCGGGCGCGTTCTGAAACGCGGTCAGGTTCCCCCAATTCATCGGGGTTGAATATTCCTGCTGCACGCGCCCCATGAGGTTCTGCGCGATGTCGCTTCGCTGCTGCGTGATGGCCTGCTGCGAGTCGAGCGCTTTTTGCTGGTCGGGGCTTAGTTGCGTGGTCTGCGTCCACTGCGCCACCCGCTGGCCCGTGGCCGGGTCAATCGTGGGCGTGCTGCTCCACGTCTGAGTGCCCCAAGGCGTCACCTGATTGGCGCGGTTCGCCCACGTCTGTTGATTGGTCACGGCCGCCGAGCTGGCCGCCGTTTGCTGCGCGGCCTGCGTGTAGTCCGGCGCGGCCGGGGTGGATTTCTTGCCCATGGTCTTGCCTTAAACGGTGGTCGGGCCTTGCGGCGACTGGCCGGCGCGCATTTGCTGCGCCAGGGCGAGGTATTGCTGCGGGTTGAACTGTTGCGGCGAGGCCTGCGGCATGCCTTGCGACGGCGTTTGGGCGGTCAGACCTGGCGCAGCGCCACCCATACCGGCAGGCGTATAGCCGCCGGGCGTCGCCATCGAGCGCATGCCCTGAACTAGCTTGTTCATGGCGCCGCCCTGCGCGCCGTTGAAGCCTTGGAGAAACTGACTCCCCATGGCGTGGGGATTGATGCCGGCCGGCCCCGTGTTGCCCACGCTGCCGGTGCCGGCGGCGGTCTGAGGCGCGACGCCACCCTGCGGGCCCCACATGGAGCCGGCAGGGCCGCCACCGACGACCCCGGTATGCAAGGCGCCATCGGCGCCCATGCCCCAACCCCAACCGCGTTTTGTGATGTCAGGATCGGCCCAAACGTTGTATCCGGGGCCCTTCGGCCCGGTGTCGGGCGTGCCGTTCGAGCTGGTGTCTAGAAAGCCCTTCGTCCATTTCGGGGTCGCGTCGGTGTTGCTGGTCGGCGTGATGCCGCCCACGGGATTGGCGACCGTGTCGGCGGCGTGAGTCACGCCTGAAGGCAGGCCCGTAGGCAGGCCGTCCCAGCCCGGCGCGAGGCCTTGCAAGGGCTTGGGCATGGTGGACGCGCCAGCGCCCTTGCCATAGCCCGGGATCAGTGCTTGCGTCAGCTTGGACATGATGAAACCTCAGTGAGCGCGGAGCCAACGGCAGTCGGCGCGCAACATGCGAAAGATGACTAGATCGCCTTCAAGGCCCGCGCCCTCGATGCGGTCTATTTCCTTGAAGCCGAGTCGGCGGTCGAAGTCCATTGCGGCCGTGTTGGCGCTGTCGACAAACCCGAGCACTGCAAGGCAGCCGCAAACGTTGAACGGGAATTCGAAGGCCTCGCGCACGATGCGCGGGGACATCGCCTCGGGCTTTTGAATCACGACATGCATGCAACACGTCTTGCCTACAAAACCGTTGTAGCCAACGGCAATCGCGACGTGATCCATTGACGAGGACGCGCCGCGATAGGCGTCGGGCACGTGCAGGACGCCCCGGAAGTCGTCCGATAGCTCGATGCCTAGGCGCGAGCGAAAAAACTCGTTCACGAAACGGCGGTCGGTGGCTTCGATCAAAACGGGCCTCCCGGTTTCACCATGTATTCAATGGACGCCAAGGTCGTTTGCGCGTTGCTGCTCACGAAAATGGACGGCGACAGCGCGAAGCCGATGCCCTCGACCGCGCGCCATTCGCCATAGGCCGCCGCGCCGCCGGCCCACTTGTCCTTGTCCCAGTAGCTGGCATCCCACAAGCTGCCCACGCTGCTAGTAGCGGCGGGCGTGGCTTCTAGCGAGGTCACGGAAAAATCCGTGTTCATGAGAAGCGACCACGCGGGCACGGCCTGCGCGATGAAGTTAAGACGCAGCATGAGCGCCTGTTTCTGCACCGTCGGGGCGCCGAGGTAGTTAAAGGCCGGCGTGCATCGCGCGTTAATCTGCGTCGCGCCCGTGCCGTCCAGCTTCAGGCCGTCCACGTTGCCCGAGAACACGCGCAAGACGCGGCCGTCCGTGGTGCCGGCATACACCTCGTTAAGCCGGCGCGCGAAGGTCTTGCCCGGCACGTCCAACAAGCGCGACCATGCGGTCTGATGCTGCTGGAATGCGTATTGGATGTTCTCGCCAACGCTGATCGAGGGCCGCGCAATATGCAGCAGCGCGAGGCCGGGGATGTTCATCAATTCCCAGCCGTCGACGTTTAGCAGCGTGGCGAAGTCCTCTACAAGCTGGCTTTGCAGCTTGCGCAGTTGCACAAGCAACCCGGTGTCGCTGGTCAGGATGTTGTCTAGGCCGCCTTGGACAACCTGATTGACCGGGATAACGCCAAACTGCGTCAGGATATAGACGTTGCCGCCGCTGGTCGTCATCGAGCGGCGGCCGACAGACGGTTGCCCGATATACCAAACGCCCACGTTTTGAAAGGCCGTCGCGCTGCTCGGATCGGTGCCCGAATAGATAACGAGGTCGCCAGCGCTGCCGAGAATGACGAGGCGGTCATCGATGCCGGCGCCATCGTCCTGCGTCCAGTTGGTCAGGCCCACAAGGGCGCCACCGCTGACGAGCTGCGGGCCAAAGTCGAAGAGCGGCGCGGCGCCACCGACGACACCGACCGGCAGAAACCAGCATTGCGACGAGGCGCGCTGCGTGAACATGAGGCGGCGTTTCCAGACGCACACCTGAGCAAACGTGTTCGGGTTAACGCCCGTGATGATGCCGGGGCCAGGGCCGCCCGCGCTGGTCATCTTCATCCATGAAACACCGTTGTACAGAAAGCCGCCGTCCGTCTCGCTGCACGCGACGAGGTATTGCGCGCCTCCGGCCGCCGTGAACATGGCCCACGACATCGTGCCGGCGTTTAGGGCGCCGCTCAGGGCGATGACCGGGGCGAGCGCGGCCATGTTGCCGCCGCCCTCGATGAAATAGATTCCCTGATCGGTGGCGGCGAAGAGCTGCGATACGGCCAGCGGGTTGGCAATCGCGGTCGACGGCGTGCCGTTATAGGCCATGATCGTGCGCACAACATGCGTCGCGTCGCCGCCGATGTTGGTCGCGTATTCATACCACCCAAGGCGCATTTGCAAGCCGAGGTCTTGGGCGATGAAGTTGTCCATTTCCAGGGCGTCAGTCGGCGCCATGTCGGCAACGTCGCCCGTAGTATTCAGGCCCTGCGTCGGCGGCGGAATGGTCTGCGTGGTATGCACCACGCCTTGCGAGCGGCGAAGCTGATTCGGCATGTCACGTCCCATAGCCCGTATCGGGGGCGTTAAACGTGGTCGAAATCAGCGGATAGGTATCCGCGAGCGAGACCTGCAAGACCGGCGCGTCGCTGTCGGCGTTCAGGGCTTGCTCTAGGATTTCCTCGTATTCCTCTTGCGCGACGGTCGAGTCAAAGCCCTTGGCGTTCAAAAAATCCATCTTCAGGCCGGCCGTCATTAGCTCGGCGTCGAAGAGGACGACGTTATCGTCAGCCGTGATCGCGTCTTGATAGGTCGGCGGCGAGCCGTTAACCATGATCCAGCCGCGCGAGCTGTAATCAATGCGCAGGTCTTGCGACGTGCTAAACGCGTTGTAAATCTCGAACAGGCCGCCGCGCGTCCGGTAAATCACGCTGATAGTGGACGACCCGAGGTTGCGGGCCTTGAGGCACTGCCATTGCGGATCGGTGGCCGGCCCGAGCATGGGCAATCGGCTGGTGAAGTTCCAGCCGGTCAAGTCCTCAAACGAATCCCAATCGGCTGGCAGGGTGTACGTGGTAACGCCCGCCGTCGTCGGGCAGCTCCACGTTTTGCGCAAGACCTGCCACCGGTTGGTTTCGGTAGGCTTCAGCAAGCGGCGCCCGCGCGACTGCAACAGGCGGATGCACTGTTGCGCCGTGAGGTTGCTCCCGTCGCTGAACGCGGCGGCCGGGACGGGCAGGCCCATCTGACCTAGAGCGTTCTGGATGATGTCCAGGACGGTAGTTTGCTTGTTGAAAGCCGCCATGGCTTTACGCCTTGCTGTTGCTGGTCAGCAGCTTTTCGATGCGGGCCGCCTGATCGCGCACGACTTCCTCAAGCGTGCTGATGCGGTTGGCCTGATCGCTCATGAGCTTGGCCTGCTTCGCCGCCTCGGCCGCGTTCTTGGTCTTGCCCAACCACACGGCCGCGTGTTGCTTGAGGTTCACGAGGCCCGGAACCTTGGCGACCACGTCGTCGCGGACTTCGGCGAGCTGTTCCACGGTGCGGATGCCGAGATAGCGGAATTCCTCGCACTGGCCGCGCGAGAGAAACGGCCATTCGGTAAGGCGCGTGCCGCTCGATTGGTCGTCCTCTTTCATGCCCTGCTTAAACAGGGCGTATTGCTTGGCAAAACGTGCCTTGTCGCTGGCCGTCGCGGGGCGGTCAATGACATTGTTTTTGTCGCCCGGCACGATGATGCGGCAGCATTCCACGTCATCGATGATCGGGCGGCCGGCTTCAATGGACTTGTCCTCGTTTTTCATCGTGCCCATATAGAACACGACAAAGAGCGAGTCGTCGCCCGCGTTGGCCTTGGTGAAGAGTGCCGGGTCGCCATCAAACGTTTCCATTTTTTTCTCTCAGTTGGAGGGCCCGCCACGGCACGCTAGGAAAGTGCAATTCGCCCGGCGCGGTGGCCCTTAGCGGGCCCATAGGGTCAGGGCGCCACGGCCCAGCACTGATCGCCCGCAACCATCGTGCGGCCCGAGCGATTCAGATAACCACCGGACACGGCCGCGCCGTTGGCAACGCTGCCGGCGGCCTGAAGTCGACGCGTACCCTTGTTCGTGCCGAAGGCCGCGCCGAGCATGACAGCGCGCGAGTCGAGGCCGACCGTTACCGTTACCGCGCCGCCCGTGCCGGCGCCAATGCCGGTGCCGTCGTTGACGTTTACCGCGTTGGCAAGCGTGAACGTCGGGGCGCTGGTGAAGCCCGAGCCGGGGCGCTTGACGCGCGCGGCGGTAATGGCGCCGCCCGAAACGGTGATGAAGATTGAAGCGGCCTGCGCGCCCTGGCCGCCGCTGGCGTCGCTTTCAATCTTGTACGTGCCGTTTGTGTAGCCCGTGCCCGCCGTGATCGCGGGGGGCTCTTGCACGATGTTGCCGGTATTGCTCGCGCTGGTCGCGAGCGCGCCGTCGCCGATGTGGCAGGCCACGAAATCGGTTGTGGTGGTCGAGAACTGAATTTGCGTCGAGAGCGGGCCCGACTGGTTGGACGCGACACCGATACCGGTATTGGCGCCGCCGATGTCGTTGCCGCCTTGAAACGCGTTCAGCGCGCCATCGGTTTGGAACGATGCAGGCATATCTATTCCTTCGCGGGTTCAGGCGAGACGAGGGCGTCGCGCTTGGCGTGGTGGTGCAGTGGGTGCGCCGGGTCGTCGGTGGCCGCGTCGAATTGCGGCGGACTGGCCGGCGCCAGGTCTGCGCGGAAATCCTCGCCCGAGGGTGCCGCGTCGGTAGGGTCTGGGGTATCCGAAGCCTTGGACTTGGGCATGTCGCTTTCTCCAAAAAGTCCCGGGGGGAACCCCGGGCGAAGGCAACCGCGCGAGGGCTTGCGCCCCCGCTGCCGGCGTTGGGTTACGGCGAGATCAGACGGCCTTGGAATTGCGCGCCGCTGCTGGTCATGTTCCCGGCCCAGGCCAGGATTTGGACTTCCGCGTCCTGGTTGATCGCATAGCGGCGATTCGGCGCGAGCGACACCATGTTGCGGTCGGCGTGGGGGCGGAAGAAGATGTATTTCGAGTTCAGGAAATACATGGTCTTCGTGACGGCGAAGCCGCCGATACCGCCATCGAGAACGACATCGGCATCCATGAATTTGATCGTCGGGAAACCGAGGTTGCCCACGGTCGGCGACGTGAAACGCTATTGCACTTGGAGCGACCCCATGTAGATGCCCCACATGAAGTTGTCCATGACGATCAGGTCGGGGCGATCCATGCCGCGCACGAGGCTCGACCACATGGTATTCATGGCCGGCTGAATCGTGGTGGTGGTGGCCGTGCTGCCCATGGTGGTGGACTTGCTGCGCCAGAAAGCCCACGTCGCGCGGTCGATACCGCCATAGACACCGGTCGCGGGATTCACCGGGACGGCGGCGTCCAGGCCAATCAGTTGCTTACCGCCCGCGCCCGTGCCGTCGCTGTAAACGCCAGCGGCAAGCAGGTTCATCATGGTCGATTCCGCGACCTTGATACGGCCTTCGAGCAAGTCGATAAATTGCTCTTTGCCGGCGTTCTTGAGCTGGTCGAGACCCGAGATGACGACCGGGCAGGCCGCCTGCTTGAAGTCGAATTGCGCGGCGCTGATGACATCCTGCGCGGCGACCGGCAGCAGGTCATAGCCCGAATACCAACCCACGTTGCCGTTTTCGGCGAAGCTGATTTCTTCAAAGATCAGCGAGCCGCCCGACACGGTGCGGATGTTGCCGCGCTCGTTCAGGCGCGAAAGAAGAGCGTTGTTCTTGGTGACGTTGTCGGCCAGCTTGCGCGAGCGCGCCTCGATGGTGGTCGCGACGATGTCGGTGACGTTCGGAAAAGCCATGGTGAGGGCTCCAAAAAGTGGTGGTGAGTCACGACCGTTTGGAGATGGCCCGAGGGTTCATCCGCGCCGGTCTAATGGCGCTTGCGAACCGGATGGGCCGTAGGCTTCCGGGGTGGACTGGCTAGGCGTCGCCTGCCGAATCCATGGCGGCTTCGATGGCAGCGCGGATCGAGTCGCTTTTAGGCGCCGTGGCCCCGCCCGGGGTCGGATCGCTCTTTAGGCTCGATGCGGCGCGCTTCGCGCGAAGTACCGCCCGCGAGTTGTTGCCGGCGCTTTGCGCGGCTGCTCGCTGCGTGAGAATGGTAGACACGTCATCATGCAGTTGGCAAGCCCGCTGATAGATTTTTTCGAGGTCGATAGGCTGGCCCTGGCGCGCTTGAATCTCGACCATGTCGGCCATGATGCCGGCCACGTCCCCGTAAAACTCATGCCCTGGCGCGGCGGCGAATTGCTGCAAGCCGGTGCGGATCGCCTCGTTTTCAAACCGCGCGGCCTCTTGCGCCTGCTGCGCTTGCATGGCGAGCAATTGGTCGACGCGCGGATCATGGAATTGGGCTTGAGCGGGATTGACCACGCCTTGGGGTGGCTGGCCCGCGAGGATGCTATCGAGCATCGGTAGATCAATCCCGAAATTGCGGATGATCCCGGCCACGAGATTGGCCTTCGCCATGGGGGTGCCGACCCGCAGCTCGGCGGCCGTGCGCATCATGTTATCGACGGCCGCAAGCGGGTTCGAGTTCTCGGCCCGAATGAACATTTCGTAAGGCTGCATGAGCTTTTCGAATTGCTCCACAAACTGTCGTTGCTGCGCCGCAGTCTGAACTACCCGGTTTGCCTCGGACTCGCGCTTGTGGATTTCGGCGCGGATGTCGGGATCGATGGACGCCCATTTCTCGCGGGCCTCGGGGCGCCAGGACGCGGGCGCCTTCAGCTCGGGCGCGGCGGGCGCGGCGCCCTGGCCCTGTTGCGGCAGGCCGTTTATCTGCGTGAGGTCGGGCGCGGCCTGCTGTGCCTGCTGCGCGGCCGGCGCGGGCCCTGGCGCGACCTGCGCCGCAGGCGTGGCGGCCTTGCTGGCAAATCGGCCTTGCTCATCGCGCGCGCGGCTAGCCGGGGTGTCTTGCGGTTCGTCGGTCGCGGTCTCTTCAAAGGCCGCATCGATGGTGTCGCGCAGGGATAGCTCTTCGGCGTCATCGCCGCCCGTATCGCTGGCCGTGTTGGTGTCAAGTTCGGTTGCCATGGTCATGCCTTTTGTTATCCCTCTGCATCCCGCTCAGTGCGCGGTGTAATCGCTGAATAGGTTCACGTGAAACGTCAGCCGCCTAGCTTGGCGATGGCCTGCGCGATGTCGGCGCCGCGCGTCGCGTCATGCCCGGCCAGGGTTGCGGCGCGCTGCTCGGCGGCCTTCGCCCATGTCTGCGTGAAGTCGTCGGCCGTCGTCAGGTTATTGGCCCGCATGTATTCGCGGTGTTTGCTGCGGCTGCTGATGTCGGTTCCATCGGGCGCGCGCAGGCCGTCATAGTGACGATCCCCGGCGCCGGGGTTGTTGATCGCCAGGGCCGGCACGACTTCAAAAAACCGATCCATGGGGGCGCCGCAGTGAACGAACGTCGGGCGGTCGGCGATGTAGTCGCGGATCGAGCTGACATGCGTCAGCAGCTCGCCGCAGGCGTCGCAACGAAAGGTATAGGACGGCATAGAACTAGGCCCCCATGGCGGTTTGCACGTCGGTCATTGCTTGAATCACGGCGTCGCGTGCCGTGGCGATGTCGGCGTTAATGCTGTCGAGCGATTCGGGCGCCTCGATGCGCACGCGGCGCAAAACAACGGCCTCGCGTTTCTGCGACGCGGCAAAAAGCGCGAGTCGGGCGGCGGCTAGCGCCGCCATGGCTTCGTCCGTGGTCATTGGATGGGCGGCAGTTGGGCCGGCAGCATCGGCGCGACCGTGCCAGGGGCAGCGGGCAGGCCTTGCGCGGCTGGTTGCGGGCCCCCGTGCGGGATGGCGTTAGGCGCCATCGAGCCGCCGGGGATTTCGCCGAGCTGCGGGAAGCCCGGGATACCGCCAGGAGGGAAGCCCGGCGGGCGGATTTCCTGCGGCGGGATAAGGGCGGCCTCTTTCTGCGTGCGGTTGGCCTCGGCGTTGTACTTGGCCGCCTGCGCGGTGTTCTTTTGATCCTCGGGGCTGGGCGGTGCCGGCGGCGGCGGGGTCTGCGCCTGCTGTTCGAGCTGGCGCGCGGCCTGATCGAGAACGCCCTCGATGCCCTTTGCACCCTTGAAGCCGGCGGCGGCCCACTGAAGCAGTTTCATCATGAACGCGCCGAGCTGCGGATTGCTCTGCACGACCGGGCCGGCCGACATGATGTAGTTGGAGACGGCGCCGAGGAATTCGGTACGGGCCGTCTTCTCGGCCTCCCAATCGGGCGCGGCGAGCGTGTCGGCCGTGACCACGATTCGGAACATGGCGGTTCCAAAATCCTTGAGCAACTGCACGGCCTGCTGCGCGAAAGGCGCGTCGGGCGTGCGCATGATCTGCGAGCGCTCGATGATGGTCTGAGGCTGCCACACGTTGCAAATGATGTTGGCGCGAATGCGCATCGTGGCCGACACGAATCGCGCCACGTCGTTTTGCAGGTTGCTCAGGCGCGCGCCACCGTATTGGACTTTTAGTTGCTGCGCCGTGGCCGTCTCGCTGGCAACGCTGGCGCCGCGCATGATGTCCGAGATGCCCAGGACTTCGTATAGGTCGCTTTGCAACTGTTGCTTGCGCTGGTTCAGTTGCACGATGGCGTTGACGAACTGTTCGATAGGCATCCAATCCATGGCGCCTTTGAGCGCGCCCTTTTCGCTGAACGCTGACCAGTTGTCGACCGGCACAAGGGCGTTTTCAACCGCGGTTGTCAGCAGGCTTTTCAGACCCGCCGCGTTCTTGTCATAGACGCCTGCCGCCTTGACGGCGTCGGTCAGGTGCGAGAGCTTGGAATTGATGCGGTCTAGCTCTTTGTACAGGTCTTGCGCCATGGAGTAGTCCGGGCGCGGGATGAAAGCGCTAGTTAGCGTGGTGGCGACGACCGGTTGCGGGCAGGGGAAAAAGTCGTCCAGCTCTAGCGGGTCGGGTTGGTAGTCGAGGACGTTTTGATATCCCTCTACAAACCAGCAAACCGAGTTCGAGTCTTTGTCCCACAGCTCCCACACGGCGGCTTGCTTAAACGGCGTGGCCTTGAGAACGTCGGTTTCGCGGTCGCCCTGGTTGTCGGCCGGGGCCTGCATGACCATGGGAATTTCTTCGGCCTGCTCTTTGGTCAGCTTAAAACGCGCCATGAGCTTGGGCTGCGACAGGTAGACACGGCGCGCGACCCATCGGCATTCGCGCCAGCGACGGCACGGCGAATAGAGAAAATCGTCCCAATAGACGTAGTCGACTTCGGCCTCTTCGTTCAGGATCGTTTCGACTTGCTGCGTGGGCGGCTGGCCCGTCTCGGGATCGATGACGGGCTGACCCGTGGCCGGATCGATGGGCGGCTGACCCGTCATCGGGTCTAGCTGCGGATGCTCTTGAATCTCGGTGTCCACGTCATAGCGCACCCACACTTGCCCCAGGCCCGAGACGAAACGGTCTTGCACCGCGTCGCGCATGCTGGCCGACGTGTCGTCATGCTCGCGTTCAATATCCCCGTTCAGAATGCGCTGCATGATGATGCCGGCCACGCGGGCGACATCGTCGTCAAAGTCTCCAAACTTGCGGTCGACTTCCGCTTTGGGCAGGCGGCCATAGATGGCCGACAGGATGACCTGCACGTTTGACCAAAACAGGTTGGTCTTGCCTTGATAGGTGCGCACGAGCGCATCGCGAACCTGCGAGCTGTCAAGGTAGGCCTTTTCGCAGTCGCGCGCGGCCTTTTGAAAGCGTTTCATCCACTTGCGGGCGGCGGCGATTTCAAGCTGCCACTTGCGCGCGAGGGCCTGCGACTTCGCCAGCGGATTGCCCGCCTGCGGCGCGTCGGATTCGCCCATCGCGTCTAGCGTGGCGTCGTCGGCGGTGGTGGTATCTGCCATGGCGGTGCCTTACATGCGGTTATCGCGTCGATAGCCCACGGTCTCGTGCAGCTCTTCTAGCGAAAAGGGGTAATGGGTGCCGTCGAAAACGCGGGCCTCTTTCGGGGCTTCGCTGCGCAGCAGCTCGCGCACGACTTGCGCGCCGTAGCTAAAGGCGTCGGCGCCGTGGGAAGCCCAGTTGTGTTCGGGCTCGGCCGAAAAAATCTTGCGGTCGTCATCCCACTTGAAGGCCCACGCGCGCAGGGCCTCAAGGCCCCGGGCGCAGGCGTCCGGGTGGAACCGGCAACGCGGAATCACGAGGCGCGCGGCGTTGATCCGGTCTTGCAATTTGCCTTGCGGGACGACCGAGCATTCAAAGGCCTTGGCGAATTGCTCGGCCACCGTATGCCGCGACGCCATGGTCTTGGCGCGGGCATCGTGCGGCAGATAGACATGCGAAATCTTGATGTCCAGGCCTTTAAGGCGCGTGATCCATTCCGAGGCGTCCAGGCCGCTGGCTTCCTCGTAATGCACGAGGTCAAAACCGCCCGGATTGATCTGCCAGAACCAGAACGCGGCGGCGTCACGAAAGCCCAAGTCGCACGAGACGACAACGCGCGCGCCGGGTTCGACCTGGCTGTCAACGGTCACGCGGCCGTCACGTTCTGCGGCGCTGATATAGCGGCCCACGATGGCCCCGACATTGGCCGAGGCGAAGTCACAGTAATACTCTTGCTGTATCAGCTCTTCGGGCATGTCATACGCCCGCTCTTGTGCGATGTCGGCCTCGGTCAAAACGCCCGTGTCGCGGATCGACATGACGGCCATAAAGGCCTTGGGCAGCTTGCGCGCAACCTCTAGCGTTTTCCAACCGTGGTTGAACCCGCGAGGCGTATAGATGAACGACACCGACCCGTTGTTTTCGCGCAGGATCGGGCGGACAAAGTCATACGCGCGGGGGTCGGTCAGCGACCACTCGGAAAACGTCACGTGAACCGGCGACGCGCCGACAAGCGAATTGAAGTTGTCCGCCCCGACGACTTGAACAATCGAACCGTTGTGCAGCTCGATTTTCATTTCGTCCTCAAGACGGCGCTTGACGAGGTGCGCGGGGAAAGTCTGGTCGATCAGGTTTTTTCCCTCGCTCGTGATGTTGTCCCACACCACCTTGCGGCCCTGTTTCAGCGTGGGCAGGCAATGCCAATACAGGCCCACGCGGCGGTGCGCATCCTTGCAGGTCTGCGCCAGGGCCGTGCGGTCTTTGCCGCCGCGACGGTGCATCACCCAAACGGCGAATTTGCAGCCGTTGTCCATGGCGAACATATAGGGGAGCTGATAGGGGCGCGGGACAAAGCCGCCCGTGATCGCTTCAGCCATTGCCCTGCGCCTCGTTCTCGATGATTTCGCCCGCGTTGCTGGCTAGGCGCACGTGCTCGCGCGCGATATGGCCGGCAACGGGCGAATTGATGACGCCCGGCGTTGGCACGGGCACGACTTGCAGGACTTGCACGGCGTAGGTGCGTTCGCCCTGGTCGTCGCTGTCGTCTTTCATGACCAGCGTTTTTGCAAGGAATGCGAGATATGCGGCGGGGTTGGTTTTCGCCACGCGTTCTAGATACTTCACGCCGCCCACGAAACCTAGCGAGGTCATCGCCATGACGCGCAGCTCGCGCGACATCGCGCGCGGGGTCATGGGCTTGGGCTTGGCGCCGGTTTTCGAGCCACGCGGGCGCCCGCCCTTGTTTTTCGTGGCAGGGATGACAGCGTCTTGCATGGGCGAAAAAAAAGGCCCCGGGTGGGCCTTTTCAAGAGTGCTTTTCGAGGATCAGCGCGCCCCGGGGAGGGCCGGGGTTTGGCGACATGCCGGGGCCCGATTTCAGGTCGGGTGGCTAGTGCGAAGTGGGCGCGACTTTCCCCACGGCGCGGATTCTGCAACTAGATAACGCCTGCTTGCAACAGGCGTTTTTCAATCATGCTCAGTGCGTGCTCTATCGCGTTGCGGCGTTTCACGTCGTCAGCAAGGCGAGGCGAAAACAGCACCTCGACGCCCATGCATTCGGCCCGGGCGACATGCTGCAAAGCGAGCTGCCAGTCGCGCGGCAAGACCGCGATTTCCGCGTCTATCGTGCGCATGGTCAGCCGCTCTAGTTCGTCCTCGTCATGGTCGGCATAGGCATAAGACGGCCGCGCAAAACCCCGCTCGACGCTATAGGCCCGGCGCCACTGGTGCCAGCGGCCGAGCATGGACAGCACGCGGCGGGATGGCGTCATTTTGCGGCGCGGGGCACGTTGCTGGCCGTGACTTGCAGCGACACCGTGGAGACCGTGATTTCCGCGCCCGAGACGTTGCCTTGCAGCCAACCCGAGCACGAGACCGACACGTCGGCGTCCGCGTCCGAGAGCGCGGAAATGATGGCGGCCACGGCCTTTTGCGCGGCCGGCGTGTCGGCGTGGTGTTCGGGGTAGCGGTCGGCAACGGCGTTTAGCTCGCCATAGGCCTTATCGATGGCGCCCTCTTTCGATTCGGCCTTGAATGAAAACGAGTAGGTCATGAGGTATCCCCTTTACTTGCTGTTGATAGACGCCAGCAACGATTTCAGTTGCCGCAGTTGTTGCAGCTCTTCGCCGCCTTGTTTGGCCGCCTCGACCCGGGCCTCGGCCTCAAGGCCCAGGCGTTCCAAGTCATCGGCCCACATGATGAGAGCCCGGCCCGAGGCGCGAAGCTGCGCCGCAAAGGCCGAGATGGTGTCCAGCGGTTCGCGTTCGGCAAGGGTGTTGGGCATGGGCAAGACCTGCGCGGTTTTTTGCGCCTTGGGCTCGGGCGCCGGTACGTGGACACGCTGGAAATATTGCGCCATGGGCTCTTTGACAAGCCCGGCGGTCTTGTGCGTGTTCAGGATGCCCAAAACGATGTTGAAGTCCACGCGCGAGCCATGCCGGCCCACCTCGGAACAAATCGCGGCGACCGTCCACGGTTCGGAAATCGGCACGGCCTCAAGCACCCGCAGGGCTACACCGTTGAGGTTCTCGGTTGCTCGCTGAAGTTTTGCGTTATTCATAGGGTCTCCAAGTCGAGGATGAATTGCGCGCCGCGCATGGGCTCGGCAAACTCGATTTGCACGGCCCACGGCCCACGCCGTTGGGAATAGCGATAGCGCACCGTCTCGCGCTTGCCGTCGTCCACGCCCAGCCACTTGGCAACCGCGTCGCGAACGTTCTTCAAAGAGCCCGCGAGGTTGTCGTCATCGAGGCCGCGCGAGGGCGCCACGCGCGTGAGGATGCAAGAGCAAGGGATTTCGGGCTTGGTCACGCGCGCCAGCTCCCACAGGACAACCTCTTGCTCGGCGAGGTTGCGTTTGTGGGCCACGCGCCAGTGCCCGCGCGAGTTCTGCCCACGCCCGGTTTGCATCGGGATCAGCAGCGGCGCGCGGGGGTCTTTCACGGCAGGCTCCCGAAGTACCAGAACGCGAGCCACAGCATGCCCGTGGGCAGCAGGAACAGCACCGCATAGACGATGAAAAGAAAGCTGCGCGCGATGGAGTCGCCCGGGTCATCGAGCAAGCCCGAAATCAGCGCGACAAACGAGGCCAGGATGAACAGGGCCAGCGTCGCGGCTACGGCCCATGCAAAGCCGGCGGTCATGAGTTCACCCGATGCAGCAGGGCCGCGCGCTGTTCGGTGCGATGCTTGTTCAGCACCTGCGCGCGGATCAAGTCTTGCGCCGCGAAAAACGCTTTCTCGGCCCAATGCTTGTAGTCGGCGCCGACTTGCGCGCCACCGTTGCGGATGCGCTCGCGCTCCCACCATTCGTCAAAGTCGCGTCGATCAATCATGCGGTTGCCTCGTCATCCGGCGGGGTTGTTTCATGCAGCGCGGCCCGCCATGCCGCCCGCTGCGCGTTGGTCAATCGTTCGCATGCCAGCTCGCGCGCGCGCAGCGCCAGCGCCCAGGCCTTTGGATCGCTATTGATCCGGCGCAATGGCGCAATAGCCGCCCGCATGCGCTCGGCCTCGTCAGCACCCATGCGCGCGGGCTTGGGCGGCGGCAGCGCAAGGCGTGAGGCCTCGGTGCGGCGCGAGTAGCAGAGCCGGCGGAATTCGAGAACGTTCGGCGGGAATTTCTCGGGCAGGTTCGCGAAGGCGTAATCGATCCCCTCGCGCGACACGTCGCCCAGCTCTTTTTGCCAGTTGCGCCGCACCATGGCGCCATCCATGCCGGCATACAAGTCATTGAAGCGGACACCATAGGTCAGCGCCAGTTTCGAGAGAATTTTCTCGATGACATCGTCAGAGAGCATGCCTAGTCCCCGCAGAAACAAGGGATCGCCTCTTCGGCGGGATCGAACATATCGCGCTGTTCGGCGGCAAACCGGGCCATCTCGGTATAGGTCGGGTCGCGCGGGCGAAACCGGATGCCTTGGCAATTGGCGTTGCGGGTGATCGACTTCGCCCAGGCCTCTTCCGCAATCCACCACGTCGCGCGCGATGGTTTCTCTGCAATCAGGGCCACGAGCTGGCCTGTGGGCTTCAGATAGCAAAGGTCGCAGTTGCCGTGCATCGTTACGCCGTTCATGTTCGGCAAGCCGAGGTCGAAGGCCTGCGCGCGCCAGAACACACCCACCTCGTCACGGGTCACGCCAGCAACGGCCAGGGGCAAATGCGTTTCGATTCCCGAGCCATCGGCAGGCCGGCCGCGCATCTTGGCGACCCGGCGTTGTTCGTCGGCGCGAATGCCCATCCACGCATCCCAACCGCCGGCCCAACCCTGCGAACGGCAATAGGCGTTGGACGGTTTGATTTTTAGGTCGCCCGTGCAGAAACGGGCCATCGGGGCGGGCAGCATGTTGCGGCGCCGGTTCAGGGCCGAAAACGGTTCGCCCTCGCGCGCGGCGGTCTCGAACGTGACCACCTCCCAGCGGTCGGCCACCGCGTCGGCGTCGCGGTATTGCACCCAGACAATGGGCACGCCCCAACGCTGGCCGCAGTCACGCACGAAACGCAAAGTCGCCTCGTCCTCTTTGCCGGTGTTGGCGAACACGACCCGCGCGTCATCGGGCAGCTTGCCGCCATGGGCTTGCAGCGCGCGCCAGAGCATGTAGGCCGAAGTCCGGCCGCCGCTGAAGCTGATGCAGGTTGGCCCCTCGATGACGAACGGGTCACGCATGGCCGCCCCCCGCGTAGCAGCGCTTTGCCAGCTCGATGAGCCACGCGGCCATGTCCGGCGGCGTCTTCTCCCGCTCGCTGCGGCTGATTTCCGGTTTCCACCCCGGCATGCCCTTGTAAAGCCGCACCACGCCGTTGCGCTTTTTCGGTTGGGCCACCACCGCCACCGGATCGGCCAGCGATAGCGGCATGTCCGGCACGTTCCAGGGCTCGCACCCGACCACGTAAAGCCACGTCATCTTTTCGGCGCGATGGCCCCACCAATGCTGTGATACCGGCAGCGTCCAGCCGCCCCACGCGTCACGCTGGCCCGGCTTGGGCAAGCCCGCCGCATCCCAAAGCCGCGAGCCCTGCGGGTGTTCGAGCACCCCGCCCCAGCACCGCACCTGCGCCACTGCCAGCAGCGCGAGCCCGGCCTCGTCCGGTCGCGGTTGGGCCTTGTCTCGCATGCGACCCCACGCACGGCACGGCGGATGCGCAATCACCGGCACGCCGCCGCGCCACGTCCTGGCGTCCCGCTCGATGTCGAAGACGTCGCAGCAGGCGTGCCCCTTGTAGTGGCTGTCCCGGCGGGCGTACAGCACCGCCACGACCAGCGAGGCGAAGGGGGCGCGCGCGCGGCCCCTGGCAGGCAGCGGGACGAACATGCGGGGGTCGACGCCGTGCATGGTCAGCCCTCGCGCGCAGGCTTGGGCGGCTGCTGGCGCAGAAACTCGCGGAACCGCTCAACCTCGGCGCGGTCGTTGGGCGTCAGGTCGGCGAAGGGGTCAGGGTTTTTTGACTCCCGGCCGTGGTGGGGCCCCTCGATTTCGTCTGCCACCCCCGCCCGCCGGTTTGACCCCCCCGGGGGGCTCGGCGCGGCCCGGCCGGCGGCAGCCTCGGGCCCGGCCAGCTCACGGACTGAGCTAGCGTCGAGCGCGCATCGAGCGGGATGCGGGCCGGCGCCGTTGCAGTCTGGATTGCAGTATGGAGCGGGCATGGTGGTGGTGGTGCCTAGGTGGGTCAGGGTTTCAGGGTGAAAGGCTGTAGACCTGGCGGTCAGGACGGCGAAATTCGGGGCTTTGCGGCAATGGTTGGCGTCAACCCCTCGACCCGGCCCGGATCGCCTCGATTTGGGCCGTTTGCGGCCCTGCGCGGGGCATATCCGTTGGCAACGTCTGCATGCCGGCCGGCGATGGTGGCGACAAGCCAGCCCCAACCCTTGGAGCGCGCCACGGCCTCGGCACCGGTCATGCGCAGTTCGTCATCCGTGACCCCTGCTTGCAGCAGGGCCAGGAATCGAGGGTCTGAGGTGTTGGCCTCCGGCATGGGGAAGCCCGAGGCCTTGAGGGCGCGTCCAGCCGCCAAAACGCGAGCCGGCGAGGCGGTGCCGGCGATGACGACAACGTCGCGCGAATCGGCCGCCGTCACAGAAAGCGCGGCGTGTGACGCGCTTTCTTTTGGTTCCTGGTTACTGGTTATTGCGCGATCCCGCGTGAAGTCACTTTCCGCGTCACGCTGTACGTCACGCGTGACAGAGTCGGTGACAACTAGCGTGATTCCGTGTTTGCGCAACAGCTCGTCCAAGACGGACTGAGTGGCTTTCCAGGGGGGATTGATACCTCGTGCCACCAAGGCCGCCCAAGAGGCCGCACGGCGCTCCCGCGAGCGACGTTGACGCGCGGCGGCTTCATCACGTTTTTTTGTACGTGCTGGCTCGTTTTTCGAGTAGCTTTGGATTTGACGATCGATCGCTACGTTATGCCAGCCGTCCTCGGCCAACGTGAAGTAGCGATCCAGGATCAGACGCACGGCGTCGCGCTCGCCACGGCCCGAGGCGCGGGCGATGCGGCAGCAGTCGGCGTACAGCAGCGGCAGCGGTTGCTCATTGCTGTAGTACCAATCCATGAGGCGGCGATAGGCGCCCTCCTGGCACATGGACAAATCGACGGTGGCGGGCAACCAGTCGCCCACGTTGTGGGAGTAATACTTCACGACAGGGCGCGCTGCTCTAGGGGGTCAAGCGGGATGCCCTGCGCTTGCAGGATTTCGGCGCGAAGCCGGACGCGGGCGGCAAGCACGCTGTTAGCGACGGCGCGGGGCAGAGGGCCGGCCTTGGGCCACTTGTGAACCGCAGACACCGTGCAACCGAGGTGACGGGCGACGGTGCGCACGTCGCCGCCTAGCAGCTCAAAGGCGGTGGCCTTGTCCATGTTGCTGGTCTAGAGGAAACTACGGGAAGGCAATTCAACGCCTGCCGACGTTTTGTTGCAACCCCCGGGTAAACTAGCAACAGGGCGTCGTCCCGCTCGGTGCTCACTCAGTCAACATTCAATGAGGGTCAAAAATGAATTTGATAGACCGTATCGACTTAGCCCTAAAGCACGCAGGGAAAAGCCGCCGGCAGCTTGCCGAAGCCATCGAGGTGACCACGCAGGCCATTAGCAACCTCAAGGCAAGGCCTCGGGCGATCATGAAGCCCGAGCACATAGCCAAGGCCGCAAGGTTCTTGCGCTGCGATCTGTACTGGCTCTGTACGGGCGAGGGCGACTACCTGCCAGAACAGATTTGCACCACGCAATGGAGCTACCTTGCCACCGAGATAGCACGGTGGTTCGAGGCGCTGCCCGAAGAGGAACAACACCGGATGTTCGCCCGCATCTATCAAGTCTGCGAGGTCGGAACAAGGCTTCACGGATTGCCGCCGCCCCCAAGAGCGCAACACACAAACCATCGGCGTCCTGCGCGGTGAAAACATCGAGCCGAAAACGATCCGACGAACGGCCATTTGCAGTAGCGAGCCCACCCTAGCGGTGGGCTTTTTCATTGGTGCATCGGAAACGCGATAGAGCGCGATAGACCGTGCATCGAGTGGAGCCCGCTCCACTATTTCCCCGCTTGCTGATCGACGTTTTGTTGCAGCCGAGGGGCAACTAGATGTCGAATCGCTTCCCCACCAACGGAAAGCGAAACGGCAATGTCAGGTGCTCTTACCCCCTCGGCGACCGCGCTCTATCGCTCGCTGCAACGCGAAGTCCGCGAGGCGGTCGACCGCTGCGCCGACACCCTGCAACCGCAATTCGTGCCGGCGCCGGCCGAGGCCGAGGGCGCGGGGGAAATTCCGGTCGGCGCGATCCTGCGCGATGTCCTGTCCGAGCGCGACGGCCAGCTCGGGGCCTGCCGCGCCCTCATGGTCATTGGCGAGGCCGCGCGCAAGGGTGACGCGGTGGCCCTGTTCTTGGTCGAGCGCATGGCCGCTCGCCACGCCGTCTTGCAAATGGACGCCCTCATGATGCGCGGCCACTTCGGCGAACCCGAATTGCAGGGCCCCGACCATGCTGCTGCGTGACACGGTCAACCCTGACGCCCTCGGCAAGGGCGACGGTTTCGGCATGGACGGTTTGCCCAATGCGGATTACCACGCGGGCCCGGGCCTGAGCGTGAGCGGGGCGAAACGCCTGCTCAAGTCGCCATGGCATTACCGCGCCCTGGCGCTGCCCCATGACGCCCCGCCCAAGGCGCCCACGCCTGCGATGGTCAATGGCACGCTGGTTCATTGCGCCCTGTTGGAGCCGGACGAGTTCCATGCGCGGTATGTGGTTGGCCCGGATGTCGACAAGCGCGCCAAGGAATGGAAAGCCTTCATCGCGGCGGCCGGCGACCGCGAGGTCATCACGCCGTTGCAGCATGACGCGGCCATGCGTCAGGCCGACGCCCTGCGCGCCGTGCCCCAGGTGGCCGAACTACTCGCAACAGCCGGCGGCAAGTCCGAGCGCTCGATATGGTGGCGCGATCAGCTCGGGCTGCTGCGCAAGTGCCGCCCCGATTTCCTGGCGCCCGTGGCCCACGGCAAAGGCGCGGTGCTGCTCGATGTCAAGACGGCCAGCGACGCCAGCCCCAAGGGCTTCGCGAAGGCCTGCGCGAATTTCCACTATCACATGCAAGACCCGTGGTACTGCGAAGGCGTCTCGGCCGCGCTTGGCGTCGAGGTGCACGGCATGGTGTTCGCGGTGGTCGAAAGCGAGTTCCCGCACGCCTGCGCGGCTTACATGCTGTCCGACGAATCGCGGGCCCTCGGCCGCGAGCTGAATGCCCGCGCGCTGTCGCTGTATGCGTCCTGTATTGCCTCGGGCACGTGGCCCGGCTACCCGCAGGACATCCAAGTTATCGACCTGCCCCGCTGGGCCTTCAGCGCGGCCCAACCGTGAGGACACCATGAGCACTGGAGAAATCAACCTGCGCCCCGGTGATGCGGCGATCCTGCTGCACGCCAACGGCGATATTGGCCTGCTGATCCCCAAACTTGACGGAGACGACGACGACGAAGTCCCCGAGCACGTGGCCTTGTGCATGGCCTTCGGCATCATCGCCCGGACGCCCCCGCTGCGTGACATGGCGGTCATGATGGCCGAGAGCGCGGCCGAACGCGGCGAGGTCGACAGCGTGCCCGAGGTGACGCAATGAGCGCCGACGCCCCGCGCCCCGAGGCCCCGCGTAACTCGCTGGTCGAGCGCACGGCCGACCGATTCGGCATCGCGGCTAACGGCCTGCTGCCCACGCTCAAGGCGACGGCCTTTAAGAGCGGGACGCCCGTCACGAATGAGCAAATGGCCGCGCTGCTGATCGTGGCCGAGCAATACGGCCTGAACCCGTTTACGCGCGAGCTGTTCGCGTTCCCCGACAAAGGCGGCATCGTGCCCGTGGTGTCGGTCGACGGGTGGGCCCGCATCATCAACGAAAAGCGCGAGCTAGACGGCATCGATTTCGAGGTGACGGGCGAGGGCGCTGCCCTGGCCGTCACGTGCTCTATCTGGCGCAAGGATCGCACGCACCCGATTCGGGTTACTGAATACCTCGCCGAGTGCAAGCGCGATACGCCGCCCTGGCGCTCGCACCCGCGCCGCATGCTGCGCCATAAGGCCCTGATCCAGTGCGCGCGCATGGCCTTCGGTTTCGCGGGCATCCATGACGAGGACGAGGCGCAGCGCATCGTGAACATGGGGCCTGTTGAACGCGTCGAGCCCGTCTCGACGGCCGCCGCGCGCGTGCGCGAGTTCGTGCCGGCCAACCGTGGCGACGCCCCGGCAGAAACCGTAGACGCGCGCCAGGTCGAAAGCCATTTCGAGCAATTCGAGCCCGAGGAATCGGACACGCAAGCCCTGTTCGATAACGCGCTGAAGCTGGTTCAGACCGCGCCGCGCGAGGTGGTCGAGGCCACGCTCGAACAAGCCCCCGACGTGCTCACGCCCGAGCAATGCAAGGCCCTAGAGGCCGCCTTTGCAACCCGCTTTCCCAACACCGAGGAATAACCACCATGACCACGCCCACCCGCGTCTATGTCGTGACCGACACCGCCACCAAGGCGCAACGCCTGATCCGTGCAACGTACCGCGCTACGGCCCTGCGCCATGCAGCGGCAACCGTGTTCGAGGTTCGCGCGGCCACGCATGACGACTTGGAACGCCTGATTACCGCCGGCATGCGCGTCGAGCGCGCGTCCGAACCCGTGACCGACGCCCAGGCCGAGGCCGCGCACGAATAAGTTTGCGGGCGGTTCTGCGGCCTCAAACCCTCCTAGCTTTCCCTCTGCAAACCGTTGCCGCAGACACGCGGCGCCACGCGCGCCGCCGCCCTTTTCTCATACCTGTGAAACTGTTCAGCCTATGGGTTTTCCCTGCCGTAAATCCTACCCGCCAGCCGGGGCATTTGTTCAGGCAAACTACGCCCGGTTGTCTATCGGTTGGCTATCGCAGTTAGCGATATTCGCTACCACGTTCGCAGGGAAATAACGTTGTCACGCCCGGCGACCGTATGGCGCACAGTCGAGTAAGCGTTACCGCAGCGTTGACAACTGGGTGTAGAGCCCGCTCCAATTGGATGCCCGTCATCGATTGGTGATGAACTGGTCATAAACCTAGGGGATTGGATATGTCGGACGAAGAGCAAAAGCGTTTGAACTGGACACCCGCCGAATGGACACGGGTTGCGGTCAATATGCTTCCGTTGTTAGAGCGCGGCGAAACTCGCATGGCGGCCTTGGGAAAGGCCCAGCGCAAAGCCCTGGCGCGAGCCCGTCACCATGACGACACATGGATTCAGCGCCACAGCGCGCCGGCCGCGATCTACCTAAATAAGTATCTGGACATCGTCCGCAAGATGACCCCGGAAGAGCGCGAGCCGCACGTCGTCTTGACGCCCGCCGAGGCCTACGCGAAGGCCAACCCCGACGCACCGAAGCCGCCGCGCAACACCACCGCCGGCAATAAACTTTCTCCCAAGGGCGCCGACGAAGGCCGCGACTACACGGGCGCGCGCTGGACGACCAAGGAATGGGCGCTAATTGCGCGCATGGTCAACTGGTTTCGGACACACGGCGTCCCGCATGCGACTAGCCGCCTCGTTATCGAGGCGCAAGAGCTAGTCCTAGAGCGTGACCGGCGCCGCTCGCTTGGTGGCATTCAAGCCAGCGTCAACGGCGGCAGGCTAGAAAAGAATCTCGCCGAGGCGCAGAACAATATCTGGTTGGTCAAAGACATCCCTTTCAACCCGCCGCACCCCGAGGGTTCGGATACGACTGACGCGGCGGCAGTCGACAACCAGACCACGCCCCCCGCCGAACAGGGCCAGCAAGCCACGGAAACGGCCATTCCTGCGGCGAATGTCGAGGCGACAGGGGAAACCACGGCGCAGGGCCTGCCACCCGTGGCTGCGGGCTCGCTGCGCGAGGCGATGACGGGCGCGGTTGCCGACTTCGGGACGACCCTGCGCAACGCGATGGACAAGCTGTTGCTTGCGCATTCGGCCATCGTCTTGCACCACATAGAGGGGCGCATGATGGAAGCGGCCTCGCGCACGGCGCAAGAGGTCGCGTCCATGATTCAGACCGAGCTACACAAGTCCGTGCATGCCATGGTCGAGGCCGAGCTAGGCGGCCCGGTGACGCCCCCGCCGCCGCTGCAACCGGCGCCCCCTGCGCAGGACACCAAGCCGGCCGACGCGCCCTTGCATGACCCGAGCCCCACGCCCGTGGCGTTCAAACCGAAGAATTGCAAAGTCGATGTGATCGGCCTGCGGCAAGACGACGTGAACACCGTGCGCCGTTCGTTCATCGGCCAGCCCGTGGACTTGCGCTTTTTCGACAGCGACGCGCGCAACGAATACAAGGCCCGCGATAACAGCGAGGTCATCATGATCCGCTCGCGCATCCCCCACACGTTGACGCACAAGGTAGAGGCCGCAGGCATCCGGCCCATTTATGTGGATCGTTCAACCGGCCACGTCATGCATGCCATTGAGGAACTATTGAGGGCCCACGGCATCGCCCAAGCCCAACACTTGCAATAGCCAACCACTGAAGAAAGGGAAGTCGGTATGTCACTCGAAAAAAGCAATCTGCTGCTGTTCGTTCTCGATGCCAACAAAAACCCGATCCGGGCCGATGGCCTGCTCGCATGGTCGGAGTTCATGAAAGAGCCGCACCGTGTCGCGGTCGACGTGGTCAATGGGATTCGCGTATCCACCGCGTTTATCGGGGTCGGCGGCAACTACAAGGGGCGCCCTTGCCCGTTCGAGACACTGCTGATTCGAGATGGCGAGCCGTTGAACCACCGGCAGCGCTATGCGACGTGGGAACAGGCCGCAAAGGGTCATACCGAGTGGTTGAAAGCGATCCGCGCCGGGCAAGTCCACGTGACGCAATAGGCGACATCGGCCGGCCAGGGCGGGCGCCCTGGCCGCAGGGGATCAAATAACGAAAAGGAATGCGGATGAAAGTCGAGCTAGAACCAATCGGGGGCGAGCCCGGGACATTCACGGTGCGCGGCGTCGAGGAAGGCAGTAGCGACGCGCGCGGCATCGTCATTGGTCGCGTCAAGCGCGACGATGAAACCTCGTGGACGTTCACGCTGAAGCCCGAGAAAGCGCCGGACACCGAGGCTATCGACATCACGTTGATTGCAGCGACCGAGGACGAGCTGCGCGCGGTCATCCGTGACCGTTTTGGCCTCATGGAGCTGCCCGCCGACCGGCTGACGGATGACACCATGCGTGACGCCGCTGTCGGCGTGATGCGCACGCTTGCCACGCTGGCGGCGACCACCAAGACGGTGCCGGGCTTTTCGTCGGCCCTGGTGCATCACCTCGGGCTGATCGCCGCGCTATCGATCAAGCCCGAACACCGCGAAGAGTTTTTCGTCAACGTCAATGACCGCGTCCGCGCCAATGCCGCCGAGGCCCTGCGCATGAAAGACCGCACCGGCATGCTGCGCGATGCACTGGCCCCCGCGCTTGACGCCTTGGTCAAGGGCGACAACGAACCGCCCACGAGGCACTAGCCATGACCGAAAAAGAGTGGGACGAGCTGCGCCCGTGGCTGTTGGAGCATGGCGGGTATATCGACGTTCGCCTGCTGCCTGACGGCACGGTCGCGGGCCTCGTGCGACTGCTAACGACCGTCGCAATCTGCCTTGGCGTCACGCGTACCTGCCAGTATGAGCGGCGGTTTTGCTTCCGAGACTTCGCCCTCGCCGCGCAGCGCTTCGCCGAGCTGCAAAGCGAGGACGACACGCCCGAGGGCTGGCACGCGCGGCGCCCTGAACAGCCATGCGACCGCGTGGCAAAGAGTCAGCCGGGATACCTCGGCGGCGATCCCGCGTTGCCGGGGTCGTGGGCATGACCGAATCCGAAGGGCATGCCATCGTGGCCGCTGTCCTGGCCGCATGGTCAACATGGCGCCTCGTCAAATGCTACTTATGGCCGCGCGAAATCGTCAGCGAGGCGATACAGGCGATGGAAGAAAAGCACCCCGGCGAATTCGCCGACCGTGAGGACTTTGTGACGGACTATTACCGGCACGAGGGGCGCGCGTGGTTCTGGATAAGCGCCGTCATCACGTGGGGCGTGTTCATCTATTTTTTGAGGGCAGCATGACCGACCCGTTTAACCGCCTGCCCATCGATGCCGAGTGGGTGCGCAAGCTAGATGACATCGGCGCGAAGGCGCGCGAGGCCTTGGGCTGTTCCGTCGTCATGATTGCCGTGCAGGAAAACGGCAAGCTGGCTGTATGCCTTGAGGCCCAAGAGGGCAGCGATTTCGCGGCGCTGCTGGACGAGGCCGGCGCGCCCATGGTCTTGCAATCGCTCGCGTTCATGGCCGCCGCCATGGATGCGCACGGCGCGGCGAAGCCCGACGCGTGACGGAATTAGCGCTTACCGCTACACAAAGCCCGGTAAATGGAGCATGATTCCGGTTCCATCATTGGGAGGTTTGACCATGTCCAAGTTTCTTTTCCCCGCCCTCGTGGCCCTGTTTCTGGTCGGTTGCGGCGGCGGCAGCAGCGACGCCCCGCCGCCGCCGCCGCCGGCCCACGCCTACGCGGTGGAATTCTTCGGCGATTCCACCCTCGTGACCGACTATGACGGCCAGCAGGCCGACGCGCCCGACTACGCGGCCAGCGCGACAAAGCTGCCGATCAGCAATCGCGCGGTAAAGGGTTCGGTGGTTATCCAGACCGTGGGCGGCGTGCCGATTCTTGACCTTGTGCGCGCGAGCGATTCGTCGGCCGTGGCGGCTAACTTCGCCATCAATGACGCCGCGAAAATCAGCCAGGACGACTACCGCGCGGGGCTGCAAGATTTCGTGACGACGGCGAAGGCCTCGGGGCATATCGCCATCCTCGTGGAGAGTTCGCCCTATGTGGACAACCCCACGGCCGACGCCGCGCGCCAGCAATACGAAGCGATTAAGGCGCAGGTTGCCGCCGCCATGGGTGCGACCTATTGCCGCCTGCCCGCGCACGCGTGGACGCTGGCGGAAAAGCCCGATGGTCTGCACCCGAACGATGCGGGCGCAAAGTGGATCGGCGAGCAACAGCTCGCGCCTTGCATGCGCGGGCTGAAAGCATGATCCGCAGTCGCCCATTCAAAGAGTATGACGTGCGCGAATGTCTTGCCCGCATGCGGTGGGACTTGGAGCGGCGGGGCAGGCCGCGTGCGGTCAAGCCCCGCGCGTTCTGTAAGCTGATTGATGGGAAGTTGCGGCGAGGCAGCGATACGCTACACCGCACCCCCGAGGCACGCCGCTGGCGCACCGTCCTGCGTATGAAGGGATCGCACCGATGACAAGCGCCCACATCATTGAACCACCGGCAAGCCTCGGCAACTGCGAGCGCTGCCACGAGCCCGTTTTGCGCGGGGTCGACCACGTGGGCACGCTCGGCCCTGGCGTCTATCACTTTGAGTGCGAGGCGCGCATGGTCATCGGCGGGGCTAACCACCTACTCGGGCGCTGCACGTGCTGCGGTGGCACGGAATCGCCCGACGATCCGACCCTAAGCCGGCGCGAGCAAGCACGCACGGCCCTGGCGATTTTCAGAGCGCAGAACGCGCCGAAGGGATATCACGATGACCAATGAAGAATTGGCCGGCCTTGCCGAGCTGCCCATCGAGCATTGCACCGAGCTAATGCGCATCATCATGCTGTATTGCCAAGCCAAAGACCTACGGGCCGGGCTTACGCTGGTGATTGCCGATGGGCACACCATTCGCACGGCCGGCAATATGGACGCGGCGCAACAGGCCGCAGCGTTTCGCGTGCTCGCGGATCGACTCGCGGGAACCCCGGATATGGTGGTCGAGATTGACGAGACAACGGGCAAAGAAATGAGCCATGCAACCCACTAAGCTACCCGACGAACTATTTCCCGATGACGAGTGGCAGCGGGCGGACTATCCTCGCCGCGTGGCGCTGCTGGTCGACCGCTGCCATGGTATGCGGCTGGCCCGCGACGGCGCGCGGGCGCAATGCGAGACATTGAAAGACGAACTACGAGCGGTGCGCGAGGTCAACGCGCAGCTAGCCCTAGACCTTGAGCAAACCGGCGCCATGAATGCGCAGCTTTTGCGCCAGCTCGCCGACGCGGTGAGCGTGACCGAGACTAAGAAATGACGACGGGCCCGAAGGCCCGCGACTGAAATTGCAGAGGGGCAACCTATGAGGCCCCACGATGAACGATCAGACCACGCCGCGCCGCAAGCGCGCGGCCCGCACCGCACAAAACCCGGCGGTGTCCACCAACCCCGACGCCCTGCTGACGCTGCCCACGGTGGCCGAGCTGATCGGCTGCAAGCCCGACACGGTGCGCAAATGGGTGGCGACGGGGCGATTCCCCGTCCCTATCCGCCTCGGCCGCTCTGTGCGTTGGCGCGCCAAGACGGTTAACGATTGGATGCAGCTTCAGGCCGCAATCAGCTCCAGCGGCGCCGGCAGCGCCACCATGCGCGCCGCGTAGTCCGCGAGCAAGCCGTCGAGGTAGTCGGCCCAGGCCTGAATCATGGCGACGCGCTTTTCGAGGTGCGTTGCCCGGTTATAGGCCGTGCCCAGGACATCGCGCTTGACGGCGCCGGACAGGCCCTCGATGCCGGCTTTGTGGGCGAGCTGCGCCTCGATATAGACGGCGCGGAAGTCGAGGACTTCTTCAATCATGGTGCGGGCCGTGGCGCGCAGGCCGTGCGGGGTCTGCTGGCCCTTGAAACCCATGTCCCGCAGCGCTTGCGACAGGGCATCGTTAGCGATGGGCAGGCCCTCGCGCTGCGTGCTCATGCTCGGGAAAACCCATTCAGACCAACCCGTCACGTCGCGCAGGGCGCGCAGCTCGGCCACGAGCTGGCGGGGCAGCGGCGACACGTGGTCATGCCCGCTCAGGCTGTTGGCAATTTTGGTCGAGGCGTTCTCATCGTCCGAGGCGGCCGGGATGAACCAGAGGCCGGCGTCGAGGTCGACCTGATCCCAACGCATCGAGCACGTGTCCGAGGGCCGCTGAAAGCAAACGACTTGCACCATAAGGGCCACGCGGGTGACGAGGCCTTGATAGTCGCGGATCGCGGCCAGGACGGGCGCCAGGGCTTCCGCGCTGGTGACGGCCGGATTGTTGCCACCGACGTGGCGGCGGTTAAGTTGCTTGGCGATGACGCGCGGGGCGCAAACGGTGGCGAGGCCGTGGGCAATGGCGTAGTCCCACACGTTGCCCATGTATTTGCGCAGGGCGCGGGCCGTGGGGACTTGCCCGGCCTTTTCAATAGCGGCCAGCAGGTCGCGGACTTCCGTCGGCGTGACTTCGGCAATGGGCTTGCGCGCCAGGGGCGTGCAAAACACCTTGCGCGCGAACATGGCAAGCCAGCCGGCGGCGTGATCGGCCGACCAATTGCCGTTGCCCGTCATGAGGTCGTGATAGTCCTGGCAGACGCCTTGCAGCGTGCCGGCCGGCGCGAAGTCCTTAGCGGCGCGGGCCTGATCGGCGGCGACCACGGCCAGGGCGGCGGCTTCGGCCTGCGCTTGCTCGGCGCGCTGTTCCATCGGGTCTTGGCCGTTGGCGACCATGGCGCGCAGCTCGGCGGCCTTGGCGCGGGCCTCGGCCAGCGACATGGCGGGGTACAGGCCCACGCCCATGGTGTTGCGCGCCTTGGTCACGGGGCGCGTGTAGTTGAACTGCCATGCGTGGCCCTTGGGGTGGCGCTTGCCGTCGACAAACCGCAGGCGCAGAACAAGGCCGGCGCCGTCCGTCTGGACGGGCTTGTCCGAGGGCTTGAAGGCGTCGAGGGTGCGGGCGTTCAGGGCTTGCGTTTTCATGGTCAGGGACTCCGGTTTGCAGTAGGAAAGGACTAGCGCTAGCCGCTACTGTAATCCGTACTGCAACAGGGTGTCGAGCCCCATGCCCGCTCAGTCCCGGTCGATCCCGTTAGACCTGGCGTAAGTCGTTGATCTAAAAGCGCTTTATCCCGCTCTATCCCTCTACGTACTGTTGCCCCAGGATTTCAGACCAAAACACTAGGTTTCATAGGTAAAGCGGCGTGACGGCCTGTTTTGTACTGCAAACCATCCCGCAAAGCTGCGGTGTAGGACTGACCACGCCCGGAGCCGGCATCGAGCGGGAAAGCCGGGCAAACCGTGACACTATGCGCGGGGGTCTGGATAACGTTTAGCGCTTCCCGCACAATGCCGCCGATGATCCTAGAGCCGACTCCCGAAAACGTCCGCGCGGTGCGCCTCGATGCCGAGCTGACCCAGGCCCAGGCCGCCGCCCTTGTTCACCTCGGCGACGTGGCCCGGTGGTCGGAATATGAGCGCGGGAAACACCCGGTCGACCGCGCACGATGGGAGCTGTTTTTAATCAAAGTGGGCCTGTCGCCCGCGTATCGCCCGGCCCCGGGCGTGCCCGTCCCGGGCGGCCGTCAAAAGGCGGCAGCGAGACTAAAGGAGCTGAAAGCATCATGACCACCTCTACGCACCCCGCGACCCCGCATCACGTCTATTCGTTCGGCACGCGCTGCCTTACCGGCGCCGGCCTGTTCTGCTACCTGCTGGCCTGCGTGTTCTGCCTTGCCGCCATCGGCCAGGACATGAACCTATCGCGCCTCGGGTACGTGGTCGCCATGTTTATGGCCTTCGGCGTGGGGGGCGTGTTCATGGACACCGCCGACAACCTCGCGCGCGAGGCCGCAAAGGCCCCGTCTCGGGGCTGAAAGTGGAGCGGTAGGGGGAAGATACCCCCGAGGATGAAAAAGGGGCCCTACGGGGCCCCTTTCCTTTTGCCCGGGCCGGCCTTCAGGGCAGCGCGGGCACGTTGTCGGCGTCGGCCGGGGTCGGCGTCGGGCCGTTGGCCGGCGGCAGGCTGGCGTTATAGGCGCGCACCTGCTTAGAGATTTCATCGAGCACCGGGGCGGCCTCGATGTAGGGGCGTTGGCCCAGGGCGTTGGCGACAACGTCGAGCTGTTGGGCCGTCAGGGTCAGGGGGATGGCGTCGGACATGCGGTTGCCTTTCTAGCGAAAGCCGCCCTTGAGGGCGAACTGAATAAGCGCGGCGAGGATGGCGGCGATAACCACCCACACCACGCGCGTGATGTTGGAATTGATGGCGTGTACCTCACGAGTTAGCGCGGCGAGGTTGGCCTCGGCCAGCGCGAGGCGCTTGTCGAGGTCATAGATAGTCGGCGCCTTGCGGCGGTCTTCCCCGTCCCACGTCACGGCGTGAATCCCACGTCCCAGCCTACCGAGGCCGTCAGAACAACGCTTGTGCCGGCCGCGTCGGCGTAGAGCGTGATAGTCCCGGTGCCGATGCCCTCGACGTTAGTTGCCGAGTTCTGGAAAGACCAGCCCGCGCCACCCGAGAGGGATACCACGCTGCCCACCGTGCCGGAAATCGTGGTGTTGCTCTGAGAGCTGATCGTGAGCTTTGCCCAAAAATTGTTGCCCGCGCCCGTGGTCGGATTCGGCGAATACCACGGGCCGCAAGTGGCCGTGCCGGTGCCCCCGCTCGGGCTGCGGCTAGTGCTCGACGTGCCGTCGCTATTGAGCGTGAAACCTGCCGAGCGAAGGCCGGTTGTCCCGGCCAACGTATTGATGCAGGACGCGGTGAACGTCACGGGGCCGCCGGCACTGACGCCAACGAACATCATTTGTACGCCGCTCATGTCACGTTGCCCGTCACGTAAAACAGATTCGACGATACGCAAAGGATGTTTGCTACGCCGTTGGCCAGGATCGTGCGGCTACCCGTGGTCAGCGTGCCGGCAAGTTGCAGCGTGACCGAAGCGCCTTGCGTCAGAGAAATCGTCCCGCTCGTGCCGTTAACGATGGTCACGGCATCGCCCACGCTGAACGTGCCAGAGGGCACAGTAACGGCGGCGGCCGCACGCTGATAGACGTGTTTGCCACGGTCGCCGACAACCAGCGTATAGGCGCCGGCTTGGTTCTGTTGCGGAAGGCCCTTGTATCCGAGTTCAAACCCGTTGGTGTCGGTGAGAACGCCAGCGGTACTAATGGTCAGGCGTTGCGTTCCGCCTGCGACGAATTGCAATGTGCCGGCGTCGGCCGCAAGAGTCGCATTCGTCCCGTCATGGATGAAATAGCCCTTACGCGTGCCGGCAACGTCGAGCGCCAGCAGCGCCGACGACGTACCGTTGATTTCCAGCACGCCCCGGCCGGCGGTGCCGGAGGTCGCCGCCGTTAGACCGACTAGGAAATTGCCCGAGGTGTCAATGCGCGCGCGCTCGCTGCCGCTGGTCAGGAAACCGAGGGCGTGCGCGCTGTTCGTGCCGATGCCGGAAACCGTGTTGCTCGAATAGTTGAACCCGTAAAGCGTGGTGATCGTGCCATCGCTCATCGCGATTCCGACCGTCGAAATCGGGTTGCGGCCGATGCCCACATAGCCGCTGCCGTCGATGGTCATCCGAACGGCGCCGGCCGTGCCGAGTTGCAGGGTCGCGCCGTTCTCGGAAATCAGTGAAAGCGACGTGCCGGCCGTGCCCAATAGGGTGCCCGTGCGCGTGGTGTTGGCCGTGTTCCAGAAGCTGACATACCCGCCATCGTTTTGGATGCGCACCGATTCGGTTACGCCGCTGAAAATCGCTTTTGCGAGCTGCAAGCCGCTGCCGTCCAGGGTCATGCGGGTAGAGCCGCCCGTCGCCCACGCAATCGAGGTAACGGCCCCGCTGTTGCCGAATTGCAATTGATTGGCCCCGCTAAGGGCCATGATGGACGAGGCCGTCCCGCCGGAATTCTTCGCGGAGTAGTTCGCGGCGTTGTCGATGACGACATCCCCGCCGATAACTTGCAGCTTGCCGAGGGCCGGCGCGCCACCCACGCCCAGCGTGTTTGCCACCGTGACCAAGCCCGTGGCATCAATCGACATGCGTTGCACGCCGTTGGTCGACCACGCAAGCTGATTCGTGCCCGGCGAAAAAAGGCCCGTGTTGGTGTTGGCCGTGAAAGTCAGCGCGGGCGCGGCGGCCGTGCCCAGCGGCAGGACAAGCGGATTCGTGAAGCTAAGGCCCGTCGAGGAAATCGACAGCACGAGCGCGCCGGCCACGGCGATGCCGAGCACGCCCGCCGACACGCGGTAGGCGCCGAGAGTGCCCTCGCTAGAAAACGTGATCGAGGGCGCCACGGCGGTGCCGTCGATATTCTTTAGCGCGGCCTGCATCGCGCCACGGCCGTAGCGGTCGAGACTGTCGCTAATGGCCGTGCCGACATCCGACAGCGTGGAGTTAGCCCACGTGCTTTGAATCAGCGTGTTGGACACCACTGG